GACAACCGTGGCCTTCGGAAAAGACAGAAGCCGCCGAGATGGCAGCATGAAAACCAGATCGTCGCCCATCATTTTGAAGTCGCCAATGCTTGAATTAGACTTACCAAACTGGATCGCCTTGATCGCCGCAGCCTCAACCTCATGCCACAGTTTCACGATGGGGCGGTTAGCGGCTCGCCAATCGTCTCTGATTTTCAACGCGCTGTCGTCGTTAACCTCAGTACCAAAATTCTGTGCCATTTTCTGGAAGGCTTTAACCCCTCCCTGATAGCCAAGCGCCAGCGATGCCACCTTGCCAAGAAAACGCTGCTCGCTGTCTACCGACTCATAATCGACGCCGTACATGATTGACGCGGTGACCTTGTAAAGATCCAAGCCGTCGCGAAAGGATTGCAAAACCGTCTCGTGTCCAGCCAGCCACGCAAGCACACGGGCCTCAATGGCGCTGAAGTCGCTGACGATAAGCCTGCGCCCTTTGCTGGCGACCAACATGCCGCGAAGGCACGAGGCCAGCAGCGCCATCGGCTCACCATCTAGCATGTCCGGGTCTCTGTGTTTCAGTAAAGAGATCACTGAATCGACATCATCGACAATCGGGCGCGGGAGATTTTGAGGCTGGAAGTGCCTGCCCGACCATCTGCCTGTGGCGGCACCGTGGTACATGCCCGTGCCGTGCGCTCTTTGATCGCTCGCCAAACATGCCAGCATCGCCTCGTATTTTTTGGTGCTTGATTTAGACAGCGCCTGCCGTATTTGCAGAAAACGGTGGACATTGACTGGGCATACGCCCTCCAAAGCGCATGTCACAGCAGCCTTGTCATAGGAATCCATCTTTACGCCTTGGGAATTTATCCACGCCAGCGACTTAGCGCGTGAGGCCGTTGACACCAGTTCGCCATCGGTCAGGTCAAACACTTGATCGTTGAGCTTCTTTGCAAGCTTTTCGATGATGGCGATGGCGTGTCCAATATTTTCTTTGTCGAGCTTCACACCTCGCAGATTCATTTTCTGATCTGTGATCCAAACCTGGCGCTCTGTTGGGTGCAGCGGTCTCAGTTTTTTGCGAATCTCTCGCTCTGCGACAACATCCTGCAGGCAGTAGTCGTACAGCTCTTGTAAAAGCTCTGGGTCTTGAACGCGCTTGCCTCGATACAGCTTGCACAGCCGCTGAATTAAAAACTTCCCGCGCTTGTCCTTCGCGGCGTCACCGCTCAAGCCCATGAACTCCCCGCACTTGCCCAGCGCCCTTGGGTACGCCATCGCCGCAGCCAACGCAGCGGTGTCGTTCCACTGCTCCATAAAAACGTTGGGCCAGTGCAGCACCCTCTCCCACACTGACAGCTCAAAAAAGCTGTTCCACGCCCACACGCTTGCGCCGTCAGCGATCAGCTTAAAAAGATCGGCTGGCGCTGGCATGTCAGGTGTCCAAAGCGTGGGCGGCTTATCGTCAACCGCCCACGCAAGACAGAGAACCTCAGTTGAGGGGTGGTCCGCGTAGGCAAACGCACCGCTCGATCTGATGTCGCACTCAGAGTAAGTTTCAAAGTCTAGCGAGATCTTCACGCCAGAAACTCTTCCTCCTGCTCACTGGCGACATCGTCAGCCGTCGCGCTGCCGAGATCCTCAAAACCGTCCAACGCGTTGCCTGCCCCACCGCCAAAGCTGTCGCCATCGGCTGCGAACTGCACGGCCTCAAGGCTGCAAAGCACACCGCTAAAGCTGCCTCCATTGGACCACGCGTAAAAACGAACCTTTGCGTTTACGAAACAACCAGCATAAGGGCGTTCATCTTCGGCCACTAAAGCGGACATATCTTTATCGATAATTGGCACACGCTTTTTATTATTAGCCTTTAAAATATACTTGCCCTCATACTCAGCTCGCTCAAGATCATCGCCGTCCTGCAGCGAATAAAACATTTTCTTTGGCAGCTTGTCGGACCACTTTTCTTTTGCCAGAGTGCTAACCATTTTCCTAAGCTGCGCAATCTGATCTGCGTCCTGCGTCTTATCGAGTATCAAAGTCGCTGAATATTTTAGGTTGTCGCTGCCTTCGTACGCGGAAGGCGTGAACAAATTTGGGAAGCTCAATCGTGCGTTTTTTGTTACAAAATCCATTCTACTTTTCCTTTTACTTTTACTTTTTCGATTACGTCGAATTCGGCCAACACATCAATTGCAGGGCGGTTATCCGTCTCAGCAACAAGAGTTGGTTTTCCCTCGGGCTTTGTGATGAGCTGCATCAGCTCTTTATTTTCAACACCCAAGAGTTTTATCGCTTGGGTTGGAGAAATGGTTTTCGCCTTATACACAGGCTCGTTAGTGATTCGCTGCATTATTTCCAGAGCTTGCTGTTCGTCTGACCATCGGCGATTGGTTTTTGACTGCACCAGTTTGTATCCCTCGATAGGTATGCCGCTGGCGGCTAACCTTTGAGCTTGACCAACGACACCATCGCACCAACTTTTAATGAGGCCGAGGTGCGGCATCAATCGAGCAACTTCTACGGGGGACATAGTTTTTGCTTCGGGTGGTGCGACGGTGAGGTCGTCAAAACTTAACATCGTTAACGCCAGCGCGTGCTCCGCTAGGGGTTTACAGGTTGGCGCGGCCTTGCAGAAATGGCAGGCGCTCTCGCTTGGGTTGAACGCCGGATCTTCGGAGCGCGTGGCCTTGGAGGCTGGCAGCAGCACAGTCCTGCCCCACTTCAACAAATCCTTAACGCGCATGGTGTGGATGTCGTGGTGGCCGATGCGGGGTTGCGATATCACCATGTGAATGGTGTCGAGTTGGGCGTCGAAGCCATGCTCATTAATCACGCCCAGCGCGTAGCACTTGAGCTGATCGCAGTCTGCGCTCACCTGACGACGGCCAAACTTGAGATCGACTACATAGGCCTCGCCCTCTGAAATCGAAATGTAGTCGGCGGTGCCAAACCCGCCTTTCGCCCACGGCGAGTAGTCCAGCCGTTGCTCGATGAGCGCCTGCGTGTTGGGCAGTGACCGACAAAAATCAGTGTAGATTTTTATGTGATCGGCCATCTCTTCACTGACCAAAATTCCATTGAACGTCGCACCAATAAATTCGTGAGGCTGAAAACCCGTATTGAGCGACTGCTCTGCAAGCTCGTGGGCTGCGGTTCCCTCTTGCGCCGCCGGGCTGCTTGAGTCCTGCAGTCCTCGGCTTGCTTTGACACTTGCCGGGCAAGCAATCCATCGGTGTGCGCTGGATGCGCCCAGCTCGGCGTGGCCGTTATTTTCTTCGTTCAAGTTATTCCCCTCTCTACAAACTCTTTTCATACACAGTAATGTTGTATATAGTAAAAAAGACAAACGGACATTGCAACTGTATTTGTCTAAATTTTACAAAGGGGAACAAATGAAGAAGAAGAAATATTCTACATCGACGGCTGCGGTCAACGCCGCGATTGACGAGGCCATAAAAATACTCATGCTGCGGTCCGACAGGCAACTGGCGCTGATGCTGGATATAGAAAAGCAAAACGTCGCGGCCTGGCGGTCTCGCGGAGAGCTACCTGCAGCGAGAGCTGTGCAGATTGAGTTTTTTACAAGAGGCGAAATCACTTGGGAGGCGCTGTGTCCGAAACTGCTTGAAGAAACTGAAAACCTCATGGCGGTTAAGTGATTTACGTACAAGAAATACGCGACAACATTAGCGGTAAGGGGCAACAATGATAGATCAGTACGGGCATCGCCTTGTCGAGAGGGGCTACCAGATTATCCCTATTTTAAAGGGAAAAAAGAGACCGCCAGCAACGGGCTGGCAAAACATTGTGTCGTCGCCAGAGCTTGTGACTCAGTGGACTAACGAGATGCCTGAGTTCGGCGTAGGCGTTCTGGCATCAACAACTTGCGCGGTCGATATCGACTGCCGAGATAAGTCACTAAACAACAGGCTTCTTCACTGGCTAAAAGATAACGTGGGCTTGAAAGCGATACGAATTGGTGAGAACCCAAAGTGTGTTGTGCCGTTCCAAAACGTTGAGCGTTTTAAGAAAATGCGCAGTAAGGAGTTTGAGTCAGAGGACGGTCTCAAGCACGCCGTTGAGATACTGGGAGACGGTCAGCAATTTGTGGCGTATGGAATTCACCCAAAGACTTTGAAGCCATACGAGTGGGTTTCGGGTCCGACTTTGGCGGACGTTTTTTATGATGACCTGCCAGAGCTGAGTTCTGAGATAGCCACAAAATTCATCAAGTTTTTTGAGGAGCAGGCCAAAAAGCTTGGCTGGGTCGAGGTAAAAAGCGGCACCCGCGAGCAGGCGCAAGAGGCAGAGGCGCTGATGCATATAAAGGCTTCGCTGGATCTGAGCGCAGAGGAAATAAACGAGATATTAGAGACGCTCGATCCAGACGCTGACCACGATTCGTGGGTCCGTGTTGGCATGGCGCTGCACCATCAGTTTGATGGCAACGCGGAAGGCTTGGGTTTGTTTGAGGCGTGGTCGCTTGACTCCGGTAAATTTAAGGACGGCGAGTGCGAGAAACGATGGGACAGTTTCGGGGACTACAGCGGCGCACAGGTCACGATGGCCTCGCTGAAATTTGAGGCCAAGATGTCTGAAGGCGTCGAGGTTATTGAGCAGGAGCTGCCGGGCATGCTCGATAACTGGGCGTTCGTGCAGGTCGAGGGTTCCGCCAGGGTGCTGCGCGAGGAGCTAAACTCCGATCAAATCGTGCTCTACAAAATCGAGGATCTGAAAAAAGAATTCTCAAACCGCAAGGTGCTGGACCACTCAAGTGACAAACCGCGAATGATGAACCTGGCCGATTTGTGGTTAGAGAACCCAGGCCGTCGAACCTACGCCGCAGGCATCTGCTTTGCCCCAGACTCCGAGGTTTTAAATCGATACAACCTGTGGCGTGGGTGGAGCTTTAAACCTGTCGAGGGTGACGTGTCGCCGTTTGTTGATTTCGTTACCAAGATTATTGCCAGCGGTGACGAGGATCACGCTCAGTATATTCTTGGTTGGTGCGCCCAAATGGTCCAGAAACCGCAATCGAAAGTCGGTGTTGGTTTGGTGCTTCGCGGACAGAAGGGATCGGGCAAGAGTTTCTTTGGTGAGCTGATCGGGGGATTGTGCAAGTCGCACCACCGCATTGTCAGCAAGGCCGAGCACGTAACCGGAAAGTTTAACCGCCACCTAGAGGACACGCTGCTGCTTCAATGCGACGAGGCCTACTGGGCGAGGAACAAGGCCGCCGAGGGGGCGTTAAAGGATCTGCTGACCAATGGCCGCATCACCGTGGAGCGTAAAGGGATGGACAGCTACAGCTCTAACAACTACACACGGTTGCTGTTCACATCTAACGAGGAGTGGGTAGTGCCTGCATCCCTCGACGAGAGACGCTTCGCTATCTTTGATGTCTGTAACGACCGGCGGCTTGACGCCAAATACTTCGGCGAACTGCGGCGATGGTACGACCGTGGAGGGGCAGAGCATGTGCTGCACTTTTTAAAGAACTTCGACCTTTCCTCAGTTGATGTCAGGGCGGCACCGCAGACTGCGGCACTGGATGAGCAGAAGCTTCACTCGCTGGACAGCGTGGATCAGTGGCTGATGGATTGCATCAGCGCCGGAGAGTTCAGGGAGCAGACACACAACGGTGAGGTGATGGACTTTGCTGCCGATGAAAGCAAAACAAGCATCTATAACTGCTACGTCTCCAGTGTCAGAGGACGCTTTGAGCATGTCCGCAAAATGTCACAGTTTTGGAAGCACCTCAAAGAAATCGATGGCCTGATTGCGTCTGAAACACGCAAGCGCGTCGGGCAGCGGCAGGCCAGGTTAGTGCAGTTTGTCAACCCTAAGCTGGCGCTGAAGGCATTCAATGAGCACCACAATATTGACAGCAACGTGATGGTCGAGCAGGTCGGTGAGCTTGATCCGCTGGACCCCGACAACTGGCGCGACGAGGTGCCTTTTTGAAGGATAAAACGTGCAATGCCTGCGGTGAGAAAAAGGGTCTAACAGCTTTTTATCGCAGGCCAGATAAGACCATTGACGCGACATGCCGAAAGTGCCGCACCGTCGAGGGTCGCCGCAACGCGAACGCATCGCCTAGCGCATACCTTCGACTGATCATCAACAACCGTCGGTATGATGCAAAGAAAAAGGGATTGAAGTTTGACATAGACCACGATTTTGTCATGTCGCTTTGGGACGCCCAGGGGGGTAAGTGCGCACTAAGCGGTGTGATGATGACCTTTGCGAAAGACGGCAACGGCAACAAGGCCATGAACGCATCGCTGGATAGAATACGACCAGATCAGGGCTACACAATCAAGCCGGTGAACGTGCAGCTTGTGTGTGCGCGTGTAAATATCATGAAGCACACCCTGCCCGAGCATGAATTCCGGTGGTGGATTCAAAACATCCACGAAAACTTAACGTAACAAGAAACTTATTATTGTAAAT